ACTATAACCACAGATCAGTTGGAGGAGTTGGAGATGGAGTTGGATGGATATCCAGACTTGGCTTTGGCGCTAAAGAATGCTATGAAAATAGAACAATTGTGTGATATGCCCAAGAGTATGTTCTTAGATACTATAAAGAGAGTGCGTGAAAGAAAAGTCGCTATCAATAGTACGAAGAAATAAGGAACTCATCGAGAATGAATTGCTATAAATGCAAAATATATATTGATGAGAAAGTAAATAAGAAAACATGGCAAAGATGGATAGAGCCATTGGATGATAAACATACTTTATGCGACTCATGCAATAAAAAACTTGAAACTCTATTAAATCTTGCAACAAATTGTGTACTAGATACATTCTTCCAGACTGATCATGGAGAAAAATGATCCCAGACTAAAAAGGAAACACATGCAGAAGTATGTTGCTCCGACGCGTCTTGATTTCGCTCCGTGTGGAAGTGTTTGGGAGCACCTGACTGACTTCCCCCAGGGAACTTTATATATCCAGATATCTGAAAACCCAGAGCAGCCTGAATGGTTGTCTCTGGGTGATTTACTTGCGACGACTTTTAGAGAAAAAGTGACGGATACGAACTTTATAAAGACACAGATTAAGCAATACAGAGACAAGAAAGTATGAATCCTGAAAGAATAAAGCGCATGAATGAAATGCATCCAGAAGGAAAGATGCTTACTGGTTACGGATTCCCTCAATTCCCTGTCGTAATACCTCCCGTTCCCTTTGGAACTATTTATGGACGTAAATTGGATGTGTATCGATGGAGATACTATGTTCAAATAAGTGAAGATGGTGATAGGCCAGAATGGGTACCATGGAGAGATATTCTTGCGTGCTCTTATGATCAGAAGATTAGAGAAACCGAGATCCGTCATGAGCTTATAAAAAATTACATAGAAAACGAAAAAAGAATGAATCACTTGTTCCTTCATTACAAATTAGTTAGTGAAGGACTTGAAAAGAAGAAAGAGAAGTCATGAAATGGCACCATTCATTAGATCAACAGCCAGAAAATAACAAAGTTATTGTACAACTTGATATGCCTCACGATGGAGTCTATCCGGGAGAGACCATTAAACATTATTGTATGGGCATGCGTAAATACAAAGCTTCTGATTATGCAGGTTGTCCCTTACAATCATTCTGGTGGTGCTATGCCCAAGACTTCCCCTTTCCAAAGTAGGAGGATCTATCTATGAAGATCTATGCCTTGTTGTTAATGACGAGCCTGTGTTACGCCTCTGAAAAGGATGACGCTGTACACGACGGTAAAAAGAGCGGCGTTTCCATTAATAACGTAGTTACTCTTAACGTTAATACCCAACCTGTTCACCATCATCGACCTGGACCTAAGCATCAATCAGTTATAGAAGCGCATGAAAGATTGCGTAGACAACAGGCTGAAGATGACGCGGTCACCTGTTGCTGTTTCTTTAAGATCAAAAAGAAAATCTAAAAAACACCAGGCAGAGAAGAAGCGCAACTCTGCCCAGTGAAGGAGTAGTGAATGAAAGAAGCCACAGTTAACTTATATATTCAGTAACAATTACAATTCCAGTAACACCATTACCACCTGCAGCTGCTGCCCCTACGATTGTTGCAGCTCCGGAACCACCACCACCATACGAAGTACCATTAGTTCCAGCGGTTGATCCTGCAGACGTAACACCAGGTGATCCTCCACCAAAGAAGGATGATCCACCACCTCCTCCAAATGATCCTATGCCGACGACAGCCATGCCAGGACCTCCTGGGGTACCGGTCGTATTAAAGTCGCCACTTGATCCTGCACCACCGGCCGTTCCAGAGTTAAACCCTCCTGCATTCGCCGCAGCTCCATTGCCGCCGGCACCGCCGGTTGCAGATAAAAGAGCACCAAAAGTAACAGATCCACCGGCTGCTCCTGGATTATTTCCAGCCGATCCGCCGCCACCACCTGAGTTAATAGTAACCGCTTGAGAAACCCCAATAGTTGCAGCAGTGAATGTTTTGCGAGCGTATCCACCGCCTCCACCACCACTGGCATTGGATACTTGACCAGCTCCTGTGACGTCTGCACCTCCGCCCCCTCCTCCACCACCGACTACTTCTACAACACAGTACAGCATTCCTGAAGTAGGGGTGTAGGTCCCTGAAGAAGTAAACACTTGAGTAGCAACCGTTTGTATATTGCCGCCTGATGCACCTGTTGTACCAAGTTGTCCATTAGAATTGATAACAACTGTTAGTGGAGATCCAGAAGGCGCTACGCCGTAAATACCGTTTATAAAACATTTTGTCTGGTTAGTTGTAGTGACTCCGTCAGAACCAATACGAATAACGTTGCTCTCTCCGACGACTCCTACGTTACGCCCCACAATGACGTTGTTACTTTCAGAAGTGGTATATGCAGCACCACCTGAACGACCAAGAATTACGTTATTAGATCCAGTTACCAGCAAGTTAGCCGAACTGTCTGCAAGAAGAAGGTTGTTATCTCCAGTAGTAAGAGATGATCCCGAAGAAGCTCCTCCCAAGACATTATTCGATCCTGTAGTTATATGGCTACCGCTGCCTGTTCCCCAGGCGTGGTTACTTGAACCTGACGTTAATGCTATTAAGGTATTTGATCCGAACCCACTATTAAATTGACCCGTAGCGGTTAGATTGCCGGCCGTAGACCCTATAAAAGTACTCGTGTTTGAATCAGTCACACTCAACTGAACCGTATTGCCTGATCCCGAAAACAAAACCGAAGAGCCACAATGCTTTGTTGAGTTTCCGGCATTGATATTAAGAACGCCAGAACCATTAGGCGTAGCCGTTCCAGAATCCGTCGGAAATGATTGTGCGGCTACACCACCACCAACTAACGAAATCGTTAACGTAGACGTTCCTGGATTGCCTGCGACGGTAACTGTGGTGCCATCGCCGACCACATTGATGTTGTTGGCAGTAGGCGGGACAGCACCGCCAGTGTTTCCTGTTAGGAATTGTAAATCTCCAGAAGAGAAAGGAAGCCAGGTGGCTATCCCTGCTGCCAATGATACTAATACATAGAGATCATTAATAGTAGGAGGCGTATGGGTTCCGTTATCGAGCCATAACGTACCAATGTAGACGTTTTTGGAATCGTATTGGGTTGGAGGAAAAGATCTTTGGACGAAATTTGGTGGAGTTCTTGGATTAACACCTAAGTACGATAAAGGGTTCAAGCCATTAAGCGCTTGGTTATTTGTTGGATCTGACATCACTACATCCTTTTTAAAAAGTCTCTCTAAATCGACACAATCTTGTAGAGAATCTGGAAGTTAATTGTGTTATTGCCCGCAGCGTTACCCGATATCTCAGTGGCGTTGGTATTATAGAACTGCAAATCAGCATTCTCATATTGCGTAGCGGCCGCAGCAGATATCGTATAGGTAGTATTTATATTGTACTGATTACTATTCGCCACAAGCTGCGCATTAAGAAGACAGTTGAGTGGCCTATTGTTATTGGATACAGGGGCATACATAAGGGCTATGAATTGACCCGCACCTGCAGTAAAGACGTTACTGCCTCCATAGACCAGTTTTGCTATAACCGCTATTGGCCATAAAACTGTCCCTACTCCTGCCGCAGCAATCGCCTGAATTGGAGTGCCATGCAAGTTTTTTACTTGTGATGAAGTAAGGGTAGGGGAAGCCAATAACAGCCCAGAAGAAGCAGCAACGGTAATCGATCCTGCTCCGTTAGTTACGCTGATCCCACTGCCCGCACTAATTGCTGCCAATACTGGATCAGCACCCGTAGAGCCAATGGCAATTTGGCCATTGGTTGCAGCACCTAATGCAGTCACTGCACTAGTTCCCTGTCCTAAAAGAAGGCTGTGAGCAGTGAACGTTTGTGCGCCGGTTCCACCTTCTACAACCGGCTGCGGACTAATTCTTTTATATGCACACATTAGAATACCTCATATGTAGACGAATTACCCATAACATTGATCGACTCATACGCCGTATTCATCACAAATGTTGCGGCTCCGTCGATATTTACAGCTCCGCCAACAGTTGTGACGGTTATGTTATTCGTGGAAGCAGATCCTGTTCTATCTTTGATAATGAGAAATCTTCCTGATGTTGCCGCATTGGCAAGCTGTACTGTTATCGGGCCTCCAGAAGAATCAACGCTTAGATATACATCAGTAGACAGAACCACATACGGAGACGAATTAACATTCGTATATGCATAAGTTCCACTAGGAGTTGAAGATGCGATCGTTATTGTGTTAGCTCCTGCTGTTACCGATATCCCAGTACCTGCCGTGATAACAGCAGTGCCAAGTTGGTCACTTGCCTCAACTACCACATTAGCAGTCGCTAGGTTAACGCCATCGATACCTGCTATATAACATTTGTTCTGTCGTTGAGAGATGCCTCCGGTAGTTCCGATACGAATCGTGTTGGATTCGGAAGCAACTCCTATATGACCGATTATGATGTTACTGTCTTCACCACCGGTCCAGTTATTGGCCGCTTGGAAACCCGCCACGATATTAAAGCTACCGGGATTCCCGTTCTGGAGAGCAAAGGCACCAAATGCGCAATTACTAGCTCCTGCGGTAATGTCGCCGCCTGCTAATTCACCAATACAGGTGTTAAAACTTCCAGAAAGACCTGTAGGGTTGCTATTCAAAGATGCATAACCCAGGCCGGTATTACCGGTACCCGAACTTAAAAATTGACCAGAATTGAGTCCTATAAGGGTGTTATGCGCATTGCCCGTACCTGAAACATGGAGCTCAACGGTATTGCCAGATCCCGTAAATTCTACGGTAGCTCCACAGTTAAAGGTTGATAGTCCGGCTATGATATTGAGTACACCACCAGATGGGGTTGCTGTTCCCGAATCCGTCGGAAATGAATCTGCGACGGTTCCTGAAACTGAAATAGTAAGAGTACTAGTTCCTGGATTGCCGGCCACTGATACAACGCCAGTACCTACGACATTTATATTCCCACCGGTAGGAGGTACAGCACCGCCGGTGTTTCCTGTTAACGTTTGTACGAATCCACCTGGACCGCTATTAGTAAAATATCCGGCTGCTTGACTCACGGTATCTCCTTAAACTGTTGCGTACCAGACGGTTAAATAGACAGAACCAAGCGTAGGCGCACCTTTCACATAGACCCGTGTTCCTGCTGCTATAGAAGCCGCTCCACCTTGTGCAGTCGCATTAGCTGTAAGGTCGATAATCTTATAAGACTTAGGCCCTACGACCCAATAATCACTAACGCCATCGATGCTGAATGTAAGTAATGCGTCAGTATCATTCGTTATATCCAATATGCGATCAGCATTGAGAAATGGAGTTCCCAGTCCTGCATATGTACCTGATATTGAACCAAATGCCAGAGATCTGAGTACTTCAGGTAGAATTCTAATTGCAGTAGCTAAGTTTGACATGATGCTCCCTATGGATTGATAGGTTGATAGTAGGC